CACCCGCACCACTACCGGCTCCCGCTTGTCCTTCGCGTCAGGAAACGGCTTGCGGCGAGGCTTTAACCGTTTCTTCGGGATTGGAACCATGCTTCTTGCTAACGGCTTTCTCTGTTTCATGCTTTGCCTTTTCTGCGGCCAGTTTCGATTGGATCGCCGCTACTTGATGCCACACCAGAGGGAGATTTACTGGAGGGTTGCTCATGAAGATATTCCCAACAGAATCCGCCGGCACTCTTCCGTCTTACAAAGCGCGAACTGAACGACAAACGTCCTTAGCAGCTTCTTCTTCCCATCGTTCAAACCGTACCGCTCGGCATAGGCATCCATCACCGCATCTTTGGGTCTGCCACCTGAATGTTTTTGACGTACAATCATGCCTTCTGCTCCTCAAGCCACTTCCCATACCGCACCGCGTTCTCGCTGATATACGTTTCAGCGATGTACTCGATTGCCTCTGCCTGTGTCTTTGCGTCTAGCGCCAGGGCCATCGTGATCGCTACATCAAAACGGCTCTTCCCATCCTTGGGCAGCATCACCGGCTCAGCATGTTCTAGCTTCTGGTTATGCTTCTCGTTAAGGTAGTCCAGCAATCCCCGCTTGGTGGAGGTCTGCGCGGTCTGCAATACGTCCGGCTTGGTGCGCACCTTCTCCGACACGCCGGGGCTGGAGAGCAGCATCAGATTCGACACGCTGATCTTGTTGATCGTCTCCATCGGTACGCCGGCCAGGGACTCATCAGCCGCCTTCGCTGCCTTGGCATAGCGTGGCTGGTTAGGGAAGAAGCACTCCGTCCAGCGGTCCAGCGACTTGAATGGCCGGTCCATCTCCGGGTCCATATCGTCCTTCCACGTCTCCAATTCTCGCACCATCCGAAAGCATTGCAGACGCACATGGAATATCGTGTCGAGCGCGTGTTCCTCAGCACCCACCAGCGAGGTCAGGATAGCCTTCAGGCGCGTTCCTGCTTCGGGTCTGCCCAATTGCCTTATGGCCTGAAAATCAGGAGTGCAGAGCGTGGGGTGCAACGTTGCACCTGTGACTAGATCGTTCACTCGGCAATCTCCCAGTCTTCGGCGAGAAGGTCTGAATCGTCGAGGTGGTAAGGGTATAGACCCCCGCCTTTGCCTGTATCGAAGCATATTTCCCCGTTGACGAGCAATAACGGGTGCAAGGCATTTCCGCCAGTGATCTTTTTTCCTTCCTGCATCCACTTTGCTGCCTGCTTAATGTCGCTCATGCTTTCTTCCTCCGTATTCCCTTCAACCCGTTGCCCATCTCTTCCAGAACCTCAGCCGCCGTTCCTGTCCCGGCGATTACTGCCTTGATTGCGGCCTCACAGGCTGCGATGATTCTAGCCTTCTGCCCTGATTCGGTTGCGTCCATCACTCGCGACTGGTCTACCAGTGGCCGATTGTCCATCAGCACCTTCATCAGCCCACCGCACAGCTTTGGTGACCCGTCGCTGTTACAACCTGTCGGTCCCAATGGAACTGTACGACAAAATCGAACGGTTGACTCGCCTAGTAGCAGGAAACCAGACATTGTGATGTTGCAAAGTGGGCACTGCCAGAGTACGTGCTTGCGGTCATTGCTCAAAGTCGAATACCTCATATGGCGTCATTTCCCCACCAGCCTATACCTGCAAGTGTGCGAGTTCGGCAACCGCTCCGTAATGATCTGGTGCGCCCCGTAGCGCAGCTTTCTGAGGTCTCTCAGTCTGGCTGTGATAGTGCTGTCGGATACCCACCGGCCCGTCAGTTCCTCGATGCGCTGCCGTAGCGTGTAGGGCGTATGCCAGGCGTGATGCTCTCTCAGGAGGCTAAGCACTTCGCCATTGAGTGCAGTCGGGTCTAGCTCGGTATCGTTGCTCATGGCTTCACCACCTTTGAAGGTAGCAACCATGAGATTTGCTGTTTAATCCACAACTGCCGGCTCTTTGAGAGTTTGCGATATTTCCGCATAACTCCATCGAATGTACGAGCTCCGCCGAACATTTGCGCGTACTTCGCCAATATCTGCTTCTTGCGCGGATCATCAACTCTCATATCTCCAGCGCGATTTCCGGTTGGAAGATGGGTAATACTCAGCCATTCCGATTCGAGGTCTGGACGTTCCTCGGTCCAATGTGGGAAAGCCGTCAGACCCCATACTCCATCGATCAAAAAGACAGGCCATCTTTTCATAATCTTCTTGTTACGAAGAGTGATAGTGCAAGTTCCAACCTGCTCAAGATCGCCAATTCTCAGTTTTCTCAATTTCCTCTCCTTTTCTTCTTCAGGTCCAACAGGGCAAACAGCGACATCTGCGGCTCTGCGGTTCCTTCTGGAATTTCCTGCACCCGCACAAACTTCTTCTCTGGGATCGCTTCATCCGCCTGGTACGCTTCCAAGTTTTCGTAAGCCTTGACCTCCACGAAAGTGCATTTGTCCCGGATGTGCTGCCGTAGATAGCTGCTTGCCATGCGAGTTGTTTGGAGGCAATCGGCGCTATGCTGCGGCACTCCCTCGTAGATGTAGCGCGCCTTGTCGTATCGCACAGCCAGGTATCCAGTGCCATCTCCCATCGGAGAGAATCGCATCCCGCGCATGGGATTCTTGACAGGTACCCAGTTTCCGTCCGGCGTTCGTCTTTGATCTGTTACGGGTATCCATCCCATCACGGCACCAATTCTTCAAAGACAATGTTCTGTTGCGTCTTGTATCCCATATCCGCTTCCCTCTTCAACGCCTTCGTCATCCCGGTGTGGTCGAGAAATGCCCAATACAAATGCTGCCAGTCTCCATCGGCCTCTGGCGGAAACTTCTCTTTCGGCGGCTGCTTCGCTTCCCACTTCGCCGCACCCGAGGTAAATGCGCTCTGGGCCTTCTGTGGCGTTCTTACGGGAGGTTTGGTCCACTGGCATACATGAACCGTGTCTCCTGCGTAGAGCCGCCATTTGCCGTCCGTCTGGACCCATCGTAGGCCATCTCTCGAACACCGCTTACACTGGCTCATAGCATCTCGTAGGGTTGCGGGGCAGCTTGCACTGCCCCTGGGTTGAATTATTCGCCGGAGCCGTAGCCGTAGCCGGAGCCGTCGCCGGAGCCGGAGCCGTAGGCGTAGCCGTAGCCGTAGCCGTAGCCGGTGCCGTAGGCGGAGCCGTCGCCGGAGCCGGAGCCGGATCCGTAGCCGGAGCCGTCGCCGGAGCCGGAGCCGTCGCCGGAGCCGGAGCCTTCGCCGGAGCCGGAGCCGTCGCCGTCGCCGGAGCCGTCGCCGTAGCCGTAGCCGGAGCCGTAGCCGTAGCCGTAGCCGGAGCCGTCGCCGGAGCCGGAGCCGTAGCCGTAGCCGTAGCCGGAGCCGTCGCCGGAGCCGTCGCCTATTTTCTCCATACCGGGACACCTTTGATTGAGGTCTCCGCTTTCGGAGTTACATCAAGAATTTCAATGGCTTCGGTGAGCGTGACCGATGGAACGGCTACAGGAAACTTGCATTCTACTGGTTTCGATGTTCCATCCACAGCAAGCTGCGATAGCGATGCAGCACCGGCCCAATACCATAACCGTCGCGCATCTGCGAGTTGCACTTCCTTCCCATCGCGGGAAACGAGCGTACCGGCAAATACTCCGGCGCTATATGTACGAACGATTACGTACTTCTTCTTCGAGACTGGCATTTCAATTCCCTTCTTGGTTGACTACTTCAGTTCGTCTACCGCCTTCGCCACGATGCGCGTCAAGAACTTGCTGTCGTCCAGGTCATGCGCGTCGATGTAGGCGGTGAGTTTGTCCCATGATGCTTGTGGGATATGCACGTACCGGCTTACAAATCCAGGCTTCGTGCGCGTCTTCTTTGCTGCTGTTGCTTCAGGCATTGCTGCTCTCCTAGGTTGTGAATCAGAACGGTTCTAATACTGAATGGTGACGTGAGGGATCAGGCCCTTGTCGATGGCAATGAGCAAGTCCTGAGCGCGGTCCATTGGAATGTCGAGTGCAATAATTGCGCCTAGAGCCTCATTGTCGATCTTGAGCCGATGTGCTTTGTTTTTGGCCCGCGCTTCAGCGGCAATCCTCTCCTCGCGCTGTTCATCTTCAATCCTGAGACGCTCCTTAGCGACCGCCGCGATGCGCTCAATATCGGCCCGCTTTAAGGCTTCTTGTGCCTTCTGTTCGGCTTCGATCTGGTCAGCCTTTGCCTTAGCTTCCGCCGCTTCCGCCCTTTGCTCTGCGGACAACCGTTCGCGCTCTGCTGCCGCTACTGATTCTGCGGCATCCCGCTCGGCACGTTCCTTCGCTGCGCGTTCGATAGCAGCAAGCCGGTCCCGCTCTGCGCGTTCTGCGGCCTCTGCACGGAGTCTGGCGAGTTCGGCTTCGTTGGCCTCGGCTACCTTGCGGCGCTCCAGTTCGGGCTTGAGTACGCGGAGGGATGCGGCAATGGCGCTCTCGGCTCCCACCTTGTACTCCTGCATGGTGGACAGGTCGAAGGACTCCAGTTCGGCAATCGCCGCCGTCAAGGTTGGAATGTCGGGGTGATAGGTCTGCGCGAACCCCGCAAGCCTCGCCACAATACTGGCCAGGTTTGCCTTCCGCGTCTCTTCTTCCTGCTCCCACGCGGTCAACGGTTGGAGCACTTCATCTTCGATTCCGCCCACGATCCGAACCAAGCGCCTCTTCTCTTCATCAATAGCCGCGATCTTCCGCTTGGTCGCGCCAGTCAGTTCCTTCGCCCGCGCTTCAATGCCGGTGCGGAGCTTCTGGAGTGGCCGCGCAAAACGCTTGAGTTCCGTGCGGGCCTTCTCGGTGGAGATGTCGTACTTCTTCGCTTCGGTGAGGTACCAGTCCCGACCTGCTGCAAGCTGTGCATCGGTCACGGCTCCGGGAGTAAAGAGCAGGTCATCGGCCATCGTGTCGATGATGGAGAGCGACGTGCTGGGGCTAATCGTTCCATTCGCTGCATCCCCATCCAAGTCCAAAGATGGCTGCGGATTCTCCTTCTTCTTCGAAGTCCCGCTCGCCTCTATCGTCACGCTTGCGGCGGCGGGTTCAGTAGGGCGCTCTGCTTCCACCTTAACGAACGGGTACAGGTCCGCATACGCCTTGATGATTTTTCCAAAGAACGTCCCGATGGAATTGTTGTAAACGGGATTATCTTTCGCCGCAAGAAGCTGTGCGTACAGTTCCGGCGTTACGTTGGCGTAGCGGTACTCGCTCCCCGGTAGCCCTGATGCCTGCTGCTTCTTGTTGGGCGGAAACTTGATTCCAAGCGGATACTCTGCTCCACTCTCATAGCCGATCTCGCTGATTTGCGAGGAATCGACTGCCTGCCACTGCATCCCTTCTTCTTCCGAAAGGTCTACTGCTGAAAACTCCGTCATTACGCTTCCCCTTCCACGACCGGCTTACCCTCGAAGTACGCTTGTCCGTCAACAAAGCACACGTCGATGATGTTGATGAAGTGCTGATTGTTCTTGTCCGCTTCCCTGATTGTGAAGTTGCACTCAAGACCCACGCTTTCCTTGAGCAAGTCCCAATACTTCGTGTCGAAGCATGAGGCGAAGCTGACGCCGTTGTGGGTTCCAAGGAAGGTAACCACGACATAGCCCTTACGTGCTGTCTGTCCTTCAGAAGCCGGTTTTGCCTCGATAGTCTGGACGCCCTTAATAACTGCGGTCAGGCCGTTCGGAGGAATGAATTTGCATTGCCCGGCCTGGGGCTGTGCTTGCTCCTGTGGGGCTGATGCACGTTGGTTGGCCTGTTGGCTTGACTGCTGTGTGCTGGTTGCTCTGGCGGGTTGGTGCAATGTTGCACCTTGGCGAGTCTGCCGGGATGGCAAGTCGCCTTTCTCGCCGGTAGAGTCGATCATCTCTTCCGAGTCTGCTATGCCTACGATGGCCTTGTATCCGTACTTCTGCCCATAGGTCTGAGAGCCGCCGATGGTCTGCTGATTGAATACCGGCGTTCCACCCTTGCCGAGCGCCAACTCTCCCGGCAATTCGATCTCGTTTTGCATCCACTCGCCCGAATCCCAATGAACAAGTCTGGTGTAAACCGTGACCGTCTTCCTGTCCAGATCGACCACTGGAAACTGAGAAACGGTGAGATGGTACTTGGTGAGGGAGGGACGAACGGCGGCGACGATTTCCACAAGGGGAGTGTACTTGTAGTCGGCAAACTCGTTCTTCACGTTCTTCTCGGCCGGCAAGAATTCCACCTGTGCCTCGCCGAGGGCCTTATTGAGATTCTTCAACGCATAGTCGGATGCGATTGTTCCTTCCGCAAGCGTCACATAGCCGATAGATTGAATCGGCGTGCCTACAACGGCTTCTTCTTCATTCATGGCGTCTCCCATTAGGCAGTGACCCATCCCGGAGCAACATCCGCGAGGCTCGCGGTTACCAACTCCGCAAACTCCGGCTTGAGAACCACTACCACCTTGTTGTCCACGATTGTACGGTCACACACGTAAGACTTTTCGATGACGTGCTTCACGGTGATCTCGCCGAATGTCTGCGTCAGGTAAACGATTTCGTGCCTCGGACAGAGGTCGAATTTCGCGCTGGAATCGGCCAGCATAATGCCCTTGGCCTGCTCCGCCGTTTCTCCGTAAGTGTCGATGCATGCGTTCTGTTGGAGAGTGGGATGCTCCTCACACCAATCTGCGTATGCTCGTAATGATTCTGCAAGTGTCATGGTCACTACTCCTCCTGCTTCTTCGCTTCCCGTTTAGCTTTCCGAAACGCCCGCCAGCGCCTACGCTGAGCCTTGGCGATCCTCTCGCGCCCCTTGTCTGTCAGAGCGTAAATCCGCTTTGGTGTTGCCTTTTTCGTTCCCATGTGTTGAAGTTACTCCGCTGTAAGATTCCTGTCAAGGGTAAGATGCAAGTAAGTTGTGGATAACTTCATTTTTCTTTGAATGCCCAATGAGCGAGTTTGGGAATGAGCGCATACCACTCTTCCGGCGTTCGTTGCGATGGATTGTCGTAAGGGCTGTTGTATACAGGCATAGTTGCGCCCCACTTGCGACCTCGCCGAACGATCTCTTTGCAGGTCACAGGCCGTTCAGTGATCGCCTTGCGCCATCCTTTCGGTGGCGGGAAGGGCACGCCCATCTTGGCAAGTGACTGGCGGCTAAATCCACCGCGTGCTGTCATGGCCGCTTCGACTTGCTCAGGGGAGAAAAACCGCTTTGGAGTCCACATCATTTTGTCTCCTTTTGGATACATCTCCCCCTAGTGGGGCGTATTTTCTTGCGTGGCGAGTAACTCTTCGAATCCAGACTCGCACCAAACCCAAATCCATTTCTTTTCTAAACTGTTTCATCGTTTTTCCTTTCTGACACACTTGCGGCTGCCCCGTAGGGACCAGTAGCCCCTGCATCGGTAGAGTGAAACCTGAAAGCCAATCAGCAAGGTTCTATGGGTTCTTTCAGTGTCCCTTTTCGTGACCGGACGCCAGCCGCCAACGCTACCCGGAAAGCCCGCCTCTCAGCGGGGGAACCCTTACCCGCTGATTTGCCCTTCCCCGTGGTCTCGGCGGCGCGGCGACAAGGCCATCATCGGCACCAAGATTGCTTTTGCAGGGCGTAAACTTCCAAATTTGTTTGTTGGGCACTTGACAGACTCGCTGCATCCTATTCGCGTATGCCCACCAGCCGGACGGCAGTCCACAACTGGAGCGGCCCAGGCGGAGGAAAGCGGAAGCCTTGACGTGGTGCAACGAATTGTCACGGTTTTTTGCACTCAAGACACCTGTGGCAATTGCAAATATAGCACAGAGGTGAGATACTATCAATGCGTTCGATACCTGTGGCGGGTTGAAGCGCGGTTCCTTTTCGAAAGCAGACTGGCCCTTTCCTCCCGGATTGGGCCTTTCTGTTTTACCGGCCGGCTACTCCGCTTTCGGGTTGATGATGCGTTCCACATCTTCCTGGTTTATCCGCAAGAACTTCAAGCCCAGCCGATGCGCCTTGAGATGGCCGGTGAGAATCCAGCGGCGGATGGTCCTGGGGGTGAAGCCGGTGATCCTAGCCACTTCCGTGATGCTGTACTCGTCTTTGATGGGGATACCGTTTTTCATATTTCCTCGTATGTAACAGGTGCAATGCTTTGCACCTTGCTAGAAGCAGTTGGTTAAATCGTCCATGCCCGTTTCCCTGTCGAACCCCATATCAGGGCCGTGTAGGGGCAAAAGCGGGGCAGCCCGGCTACCTGTCGAAGCACCCGGCCTCGTACATACACGAGAGGATAGCGGCGGCGATCACGATCAGTTGCAATGCGATGGCCCACCAGCGGTCGTACCAGGGCGGGGCCCGGATGCTGACGTTTGGCCCATCGCATACGTTACTGTTTGGGTACTCGTGGATACATTGGCCGTTGCGGAGGGTCATCGGGAGCCTTCTATCTGGCGGATAACTTCCCGCGTGTGATTCCATGCTTTCGTCATGGTTGGATGCTCTATAGGGTGCGGCACGGCAGAATCAAGCATCATGTTCAGCGCCTCTAATAGCGCATCTTCCCTGGCACGGACCCCCGCATAGAGGACATAATCTCCGTTCTCGCAAAGAGCTAATGGACGCCCCACGCTTTCATCGGAGTATCGACCATCATACCGAGTGAGTTTTGAGATTTTCACAGCACACCTTTCTTTCCCCGACACCGGCTGGAGCCCTCGAATGGATATGGGATTAGCGTCCTGAGGATGTCAGCCTTCGAGCGCTGATACGAGGCCCACGCCTCCGTCTTCGCGCGCCGGTAGGAGGCCATCGCCGGAACCTTCACCCGCTGGTACTCGTCGTCCGACTCCACGGTCGTCACTCGCAGGTACTCGGCCAACGCCGAATCTGTCACTCGCAGGTACTCGTCGGCCCGCGCCACAGTCGCCACTCGCAGGTACTCGGCCCGTGCCGCATCCGTCCATTTGTATCCGGAGTGGGAGAGTAGCCATATTAGCCAATCGCCACGTTTGCAAGACTCCCAAGTGTCGCGTAGAGTCTTGCCATGCTGCCACCTCAGCGCCTCGCAGCAGGCGTCTTTAATGTGGAGCCATCTTGCAAAATCCTTGGGGTCATTCGGTGGAAACTTCATCTCAGTCTCTCCAGTCAATTTGTGCGACGCTGGCCCGCCATGCGGCCATCTTTAAGTTTTTGAGGGGCGTGCGGTGATAGCTCCGGCGATATGCGGAGGCCCGGGCGGTATTCAGCGCCAAACATCCGAGCACGTACCAGAGCAAAAACAAGACAAGGGTGACGGCGGCTACCACCGTAAACCTGCTTTATGCGCAAAATGCGCCACGGACCAGATGAGCGCCAAGGATCCGGCAAGGACTACGCTGGAGGTAATCAGCACTCGCTTTACTCGGTCGATAATGGGCAACTGCTCGGCCTTGAGCGCCGCCAGCTCTAGGCCGCGCTTGCGCACATAGTCCATATCCATGCGCAGGCCGTCGAGCTGCGGGTCGTGCCAAACGCAATTTTCATCGCAGCCTGCGCCGTAGCACTCATCCTCGATTGCCGCTGTTTCCGCAGCGATGGCTTTCACGAGGTCTGCGCGGGCTTGCGCGGCCTCAGACAATTCCAGCAACTCCGCTGGGCCGATGGTGAGCACTGGTGGTGTGGGATATTCGGCTTTGCCTTCTTCCCAGGCTTTCCTAGCGGCCAAGTAGTCGGCAAATGCAAGGGCCTGTATGCGTGTACGTGTCATTGGATTTCCTTTCAGGTGCAAAGCATTGCACCATTTTCTGACGAGCCGTTAAAGTTTCCGTGCCCAATTCCCTACCCTGAGAGCTACGGAGGGCGTGGAAGGGCTAATTGCTCCACTGCTGGGCCATAGCGTTGGCAATGCCTTGATATGTCACGGCACGTAGAGCGGCCCGTTCCGGAGATGGCGGCAATTTGTTCTGGCCGCTGTCGGTTTGGTTAGCCCACCGCTCCTTACCGTTCACGATGCGACCTGCAACGCGGTAAGTAGGGAGCAATTGAGGTAATCCATTGAGCCATAAGCACGTTGCCTTGCTGGCATCATCGCCAAAATTGTACGGTTGAATGATCTGGTCCGGCTCACGATAGCGGCGGCTCATTGTGCCGATGGGATTCTCGATGGCCCATTTACAGCAAAGATGAGCGAAGATCATGAAAAAACGTGCAGCCTCTTCGGTAAGTTTCGCTCGTTCTGGTCTGCGCCCATTCCAATGGAGACCTGACACGGACAAATAAGTGCAAGGCGGATGGGCGATAACCAAGTCCCAAGCGTCGCACAGAAACGGCAGAACGTCTCCTTGAAGATGAAACGGGGAGCCGTCCGAGCATGGCTTTAAGTCGCAAGACCACGCATCGTGCCCGCGTAGGCGGAAAGCTTCACGAGCCACTCCAGAACATTCGCAAGCAACTAAAACGCGCATCGGTCGTATCTCCTTGAATCAAAGTGCGCTGTACTACAGGGTGAGTGCCTGGATTTCCTCTTTATTAGCGCGATATTGCACTAAACCTCAGGTCGCAGGTAGCTGATGAAAATCTCCTTCTGCTTTTCCCGCGCAGCAGCCCACGCAGCATCCCACACAGCAGCCCACGCAGCATCCCACGCAGCATCCCGCGCAGCAG